TGGAGGGGTTTAAAGATGAACTCACCGGAATACACACTCCCTTTGACGCGCCTACAGGCACTGATGACGATCTTATGGTTAGCTACATTATTGGCGACCATCACCTTGGTATGCTTGCTCATCACAGCGAAACGATGGGCGATGACTACGACGTTAAGATTAGTCAAACCCTTCTGGAAAGCGCCATAGAAAGGTTGGTCGGTTCAGCGCCGGCAGGAGAGGTCGGGGTTCTGGTGAACCTTGGCGACTTCATGCACATCAACGACAGCACCAGCTCAACGCCTAACAGCAAAAACTTGCTCGATAGCGATGGTCGTTATTCTAAAACCATTAGAGCTGCCAGCAATGTCATAAAGCGTACCGTTTTGCGTATGCTTGAAAAGCACAACCAAGTCTGGCTAGTCAACGTCAGGGGTAATCACGATCCAGACGCGGCTCTGTGGCTGAACGAGGTGATGCGGTTGTACTTCGAGGAAGACCCAAGGGTTAAGGTCTTTGACAACGCGAGCAAATTTATCTGGTGGCAATGGGGCAAGAATTTGGTAGTGACCCATCACGGTGATCGGATTAAAATGTCCAACCTACATGGCTCAATCGTGAGCAATCTAAGGCAAGAATGGGGATCAAGCGATCACACTTTCGTATGGACTGGACACATACACCACAAGAACCAAGAGGAATATGGCGGCGCATTGTTCGAGTCCTGGAACATCCTCGCACCCGCCGACGCTTGGCACGCTGGCTCTGGTTATGCCAGTTCTCGCAGTATGACTTGCGTAATCCTTCACAAATCGTTCGGAGAGCAGGGAAGATTGAAAGCAAACATTCAGGAGTTGATATGAGCGCAATGGATCGGCAAATTTCTGGAAACCATTACAAGACTATGATGATCCAGCCCTTGGAATATGCGCTCGCCAATAATTTGGGGATCTGTGAGCACGCGGTGGTAAAATATATCTCTAGGTGGCGGGATAAAGGCGGGGTAGAAGATCTACGGAAAGCAATACACTATTGCGAAATACTGATAGAAAAGGAAACGGCTCCGAAGGATCAACCTAAGAAGCCGTCTTGGTGATCAAAGCAAGATAGCTCCAATCACGTAGCCGCACAGAAAGGCGACAATCATTGCTCCGCCGGTATATTTTGGGATAGTCAGCTTATCCAGTTGTTTCTTGATCATCGTTTCCCCTCAACTTCTTGTAAACGATCCAGCATCTTCAGAACATCAACCAAAACGGTTTGCTCGTATTCATCAATATCTTTCTGATAGTAGGTCGCTTTGACCTTAACTAACGTCATCCAAGCCGTTAAAAGCTCGGTCCTAGTTGGTTTCATACTCATCCCTTCCTCTCCTTGGGGCAATTCAATGCCCTGTTTATTTAAACTCTATACAAATCAACAACTTACCATTGTAGTTAAACTCCGATGTTTCACATGAAACAAGGGGCCTAAAAAACTCTTAATTGTTCAGGCCCTTTTTACGGTCAATTTACGGTAGGGCTTGCCACTAGACCGGGGACCAGACCTTGCCACTAGACCGAGGACCAAAACTTCGGCCCTAGCTCGTCAAGCTGGGTCGCATCCTTCGCCTCAGAGGTCTGTTCTCGGGTTCGGAAGAATCCATCATAATCAGGGTAGGCTTTCATAAATCTTCGGGCGTAAAATGCCCGATAATTGTTGTTGAGCTTAAATTGAACGGCCCCATCGCCCCCAACGTCCTTTTCCCACCGTATACGCTCAAAAATGGCGTTAGCAGAGTAGTTATTAAAGCCTAAGTTGATCCGGTCAAATGTAAAACCACAGAATAAGCGCCAAACATCTGGGTTATCTTCGTGGAATCTTTGGACTTGCTCCCTCATTTCATCGAGTCTTGACTCGCTCATCGTTCCCTCCTTCGTTTTAATGTGTCCCCTAGACCAAACGTAAACCCATAGACCAAACGCTAACCTACAGATGGAAAATGTCAGGTTTAACGGGTGAGGCGATAAGCCTGACACATCGTGTCAAAGGTTTACCGTATCCCCTAGACCAAAATTTCTGCATCCCCTAGACCAAAATCGGCCAAAAAATGCACAAAATCGTCCAGATCGAGCACCCCGAAATCGCAACCCCTTGATTTTAAAGGGTTTTTTCGGTATCGGGTAAAATCGCCTCGGAATCGACCACGGCCCGATGAGCCGTCCACCATGCGATGCCAAAGACCTTCGCAAGATGGGACACGGTATAGCCTCGCGCCCGTCGATCCGCTACCGCTTCCAAGAATTCCGCCCGCGTGCGAAAACCGGCCCGAAATAACGGACGGCCTCGCTTCATTGGTCGAGTGCTTTGTGGATGTCGCGGTCCTTCTAGTTTATCGCCTCGCATTTGATCCCCTTCTGGTTGTAGTCTGGAATGACGCCCGCGCAAAAATCGGCCCGATATTGAGCTTCGGCCCGTTTCGCTTCTTGATAATCCCCATCGCCCGCCCAATAGACGCACGCAAGCATGAAGGCGACAAATGCCGCCCGTTTAAAATACCGCATTTTTGATTGCTCCGTTTCTAGTTGTCCAAACATTCTAGCGCACAAAGCCCCCTCATTGTCAAACAAAAACGCGACAAAGGATAGAACCTTTTGGAATAAGAGGTGGCGGGTTTATTCCAACTAAGTGTAAAAATAATTCTTGACAAGATGAAACGGACGGGGTAAAGTGTACTCATCAAATCAACAAAACGGAGCAACACAAATGAAAAACAAGATTAGCCAGGAAGCAGCGGACGATTTAGGCCAGATTCTAAAAAGCAGAGAATGTGATCAGATCCTTTATGATGAAAAAGCAGGCGATGATTGGGACGCGCATTTGTTGAGGCTCAATGCCAAGATCAGAATAATTGAGGCGAATATTCGATTATATGATGAATTCGGAATTGAAATTCGGGCAATTGAATATCTACAAGACAGCTTGAGTTATTACAAGGATTTAGCGCGGACTGCTGGATTAGGTTGCTAATAATCCTACTGATGAGGCCCACTGGTACGGGCCGAAACGCCGAAAGGCGTCTAGGAAACCAACAACAAAACGGAGCGGTACAAATGGAAGCAATCGAAAACGCAACAATCGAAACCCTCAAAAGCTCATACGCCAACGCGGCGGCGACAGCTTGCCTTGCTTTGGGTCATGGCAAATCACACCGGAACGAAGCCGAAGCGAAGCGGTACGCCGAAGAATTGCAAGCGCGAGGGGTTGAGCCTTTGGAATATTTCGACGCGGCGGAAATGGGAACTTTTAACGGTTCTGGGTCTGTGTAAAAATAAACCTTGACGAAGGGGTCAGGCTATGGCAAGCTGGCCCCATCAATCAAAAACGGAGCAAACCAAAATGATCGACTTTGACAGAATAGCGGAAGACCTCGAACACTACGCGGCGGTCATCAATACCCAAGCGCATCGCGGCTACAGCATCCAAAACAGCGAGACCTTGGCCAAGTTAGCGGAAGCGGTCAAGCTGCTAGATGAGGTATCGGAAGACCTTTGCGATGCACAAGAAGCGGACGAAGACCGGCAAGACACTGAAGATTATCTAAACAACCTTTTGGACACGGAAGGCCTCAAGGCGTCAATCAAAGCCCTAAGCATTCATACTCGATAAAGTAAAAATAATCCTTGACACCATCAAAACATTCGGGCATTCTAAGTACATCAAAAACAAAACGGAGCAACAACAATGAGCGCACAAGAAAAGCAAGATTTACAAAACCACGTTGATCACATCGCGGAAACGTTATGCAATGGAATGACCTTCGAGGATGCTGGTATTGATCACGAAGAAAACGGGTGCGAACCTGACGACATGATTAGCGCCTTCGACTGGTTGCAAGATGTTTTAGACATGGAATTTACCATTTCAAGCGATGGTCACTTCTTGGGCGCTCGCGTAATGGTTGCCGCTGGCGGTCCTAATATCTGGGTCGATACTCGATTTAACAAGATCGAAGCGTTTTGGTGGGGTGATTCGGCTTCGGCTGAGTTTGTCGATGCAATGGACATTCACGGCGCTTGCCAAGAATTGTTCGAGTGTAGATAGGGGGCGGAATGAATTATTATCAATACTCGATCAGCAAGATCAAGATCACCAAAACCATCGAGCAATTAAGCAAGGTCGAAGACTGGCTCGAACGGATGTACAATGCCGGGGTCTTTACAGACAAAGAGTTTCGAGACTTAGACTGTAAACTGGTCGACCACTCATTAAAGCTCGAAGGGGTGATATAATGAAATCAATGATTGAAGGCAGGGAAGAGCTTCTCCAGCTAGTAAAATCAGGGGTTTCTGTCTATTGGAAGCAAAGCAACTACCGCGTCGAGTATTGGCCAAAGCATGACAAATCAGAATCAGGCGGATTTGATGGCCTTTTTACAGTTTGCCAGTCTAACCGATACGCAACCGGCACAGATTCCAGTGAATTAACCGATCTTTACTACACAAGCGAGGCGACAGCATGAGAAGACACAGCACAAGTCATAAGCATTTAGTGCAAGACGAATGGATGATCATAGCAGGCGCTCTGTTCTTCCTGTCGGTCCTTGTGGGGTCTTTCTTCTTGTAGGTTGACCCTTTACCCCTTCCAAATCAATCGCCCCTTAAATGGGGCTTTTTTTTGCGTATTCATAGAGTTATGATATAAAGGCCGAAAATCTTAAGGCTTCATCATGACCAAAGCGAAACCAAAAGCGCCCGATCTGCGATACTTCGAGACCTCAGAGTTCGACTGTCAGCAAACCGGCGAGAATCTCATGATTCCCGAATTCCTTTTGATGCTTGACGCTTTGCGCCATGAATGCGGATTCAGCTTCACAATCACAAGCGGTTACCGATCGCCCAAGCATTCCATCGAAGCGGCAAAGGCCAAGCCGGGAACGCACGCGCAAGGCCTCGCAGCGGACATTGCAACGACAGACGCCCACCAAAGGTTTGTGATTGTCAGCAATGCGATCAAGCTAGGCTTTCAGGGAATCGGAGTCGCTCGCTCATTTATTCACGTTGACAGCCGAAATACCGCCCCAAGGGTTTGGTCGTACTCGTAATATTGTCGCAACTATAAAAGGCCCAACATGGCAAAAGACCCAAGGCTTGACCGATACAATCTTGACGGATACAACAAGCCAAAGCGAACGCCCAGCCACGCCTCGAAGTCACATGTGGTGCTCGCTAAGGATGGCGACACCGTTAAGCTGATCCGGTTTGGACAGCAAGGCGTCAAAGGCTCACCACCTCGCAAGGGTGAAAGCAAAGCGGATGCGGCAAGGCGTGCCAGCTTCAAGGCCAGGCATGCCAAGGGAATCGCCAAGGGCAAACTCAGCGGCTCTTATTGGTCGAATCGGGTCAAGTGGTAAGTGTGGCCCAGACAACCAAAGCGAGGCTCATGGCCTCATCTTAGACACTCACGGAGACGAACCAATGCCATACAAAGACCTCAAGAAACAAGGCCAGAAGGTCAAGAAAACAAGCGACAAGAAAGCAAAGCCAATGGGCAAGAAAAAGGGCCGATGACATGGCGGGAAGACCTCGAACAGAAATCGACCTTGACGAACTGCGAAAGCTGATGAAATTGCATTGCACGATGGCCGAGGTCGCCGCGTTCTATGGGTGCAATAAACGGACTATTGAACGTCGAATGGCAGAGGATGAGGAATTCGCAGAGATCATCGAGCATGGCCGATCGGACGGGATGCTATCGGTTAGGCGTAAACAATTCGAGATCATGGAAGGCGGCAACCCAACGATGGCCATCTGGCTAGGTAAACAGCTCTTAGGCCAGCGGGATCAGATCGACACGGTGCAAGAACACAAGCCAATCAGTATCGAGATCGTTAATCCGCATGTCTTCGACGATTAGCCCAACCAAGCCCCAATTTGACTACATCACAAGCGAGGCGCAATTTCCCGCAATGGTGGCGGGATTCGGTGCCGGTAAGACAGAGGCGGCTATCCATCGGTCAATCATTGGCAAGCTGAGAAACCCCACAACGAACCGGGGATTTTATGCGCCGACCTATGACCTGATCCGCATGATTGCCTTCCCACGCTTTGAGGAAATCTTAACCGAGCTAGACATACCATACCGACTTTATAAGTCACCGCTGAACTATCTTGAGATCAACGGGATGGGTGCGGTCTTCTTCCGGTCGATGGATGCGCCTCACCGTATTGTTGGTTATGAGCACGCCGACGCGGACGTTGATGAGCTGGACACCATGAAGCCAGAAGAGGCCGCCCATGCTTGGCGTCAGATCTTGGCGCGTAATCGACAGAAGAAGGAAGGCGGAAAGGCCAACACCATTGGCGTAACGACAACGCCCGAAGGTTTCCGCTTCGTATATCAGGCATGGAAGAAAGACCCAAAGAAAGGTTATGAGATCATCCAAGCGCCAACACAGAGCAACCCGCACATTCCAGATGGGTATATCGACAGCCTGAAAGCGATCTACCCTGAACACTTGCTGGCGGCTTACTTGGACGGGGAATTTGTCAACCTAACCAGCGGGACGGTATACATGAGCTATGATCGGCACGCTTGCGGATCAACTGAGACGATCAAGGAGAATGAGCCGCTGTTCATTGGTTGCGACTTCAACGTTACCAAACAGGCGGCGACCGTGTACGTCCAGCGGGAAGGCGGCAGGGTATGGCATGGGGTCGATGAGCTTGTAAACATGTATGATACGCCTGAGATGATCAGGATCTTGCAAGGCCGATATCCGCACAATCCGATTTATATCTACCCCGATGCGTCAGGCGGGGCCAGAAAGACGGTCAACGCCTCATTGAGTGACCTTGCATTGCTAGAGCAGGCAGGGTTCACGGTGAGGGCGAAGAAGAAGAATCCAGCGGTCAAGGATAGGGTCGCGGCCATGAATAGGGCGCTGGGGCAGGGAAGGGTTAGAATCAACGCTGAGGCGTGCAAGGTCACAGCCGAATCGTTAGAGCAGCAAGTATACAAGAACGGTGAGCCAGACAAGTCTAGCGGCGTAGATCACCAAAACGATGCGACAACGTATCCCATCGCGTATGAGATGCCGGTCATGAAGCCGGTTGCCAATGTACGCTTTGCCTTTGCCACCTAAGAGAATCAACCCATGACAGTAGAAAACAAGAACCCCGATTATGAAACCTATCTGCCCGTATGGCAAAAGACCCGCGATGCTGTAAGGGGATCGGTCGCGGTCAAGGATCAGCGCCAGAACTATCTGCCCGTACCCGATTCAGAATCCAATGATGACAGCGTAGGCTCTCAGTCGATGAGATACCGGCAATACCTCAAGCGTGCATTGTTCACCAACTTCACCGGACGCACCAAAAATGCGTTGGTTGGGGCGGCATTCCGAAAAATGCCAGTTCTTGAGATCCCTACAGCCTTGGATTACCTTCTTGATGACGCAACCGGCGACGGCTTAGGGTTGATTCAGATGGCAAAGGATGAGCTTTCCAACCTTCTCGAAACAGGCCGCGCCTTCTTGCTGGTTGACTATCCCCAAGCGGAAGATGGACTAAGTGCCGAAGATGTTTCCACGCTAGACCTAAAGGCCTCAATCGTCCCATTTACAGCAGAGCAGGTCATAAACTGGCGTACTGAGTCAGTCCGAGGCCGTAAGCTGTTGACCCTTTGCGTGATCGCGGAGCGGTACAAAGATGGCGGGGATGAGTTCTCGCACGATACCGATACACAGTATCGAGTGCTACGGCTTAGGGAAGACGGATATACACAACAACTCTATAGAGATGGCGTGCCGCATTCGGAGGAGTTCTACCCGAAAAGAGCCGATGGCTCATCTTGGGACGTAATCCCCGGCATTTTCGTTGGTTCAAAGAACAATGACGCGACGGTAGACGATGCGCCGCTTTCTGATATTGCGGATGTGAACATTGCCCATTATCGCAACTCGGCAGACTACGAGGAATCGTGCTTTCTGACTGGTCAACCAACCCTTTTCTTGACCCACAGCCTCTCAATGGAGCAGTGGTTCGAGTACAACCCGAACGGCATCAAGCTAGGATCTCGGGCAGGGCATGTGCTAGGCGAGACAGGCAGCGCCACATTGGTACAGGCTGACCCCAATAACCTAGTTTTAGAGGCGATGAAGGCCAAAGAGAACGCAATGATCGCCATTGGTGCGCGTATCGTCACGGATAGGGGCGGAAATGAGACGGCAGAGGGCGCTAGAATCCGATTTGCAAGTGAAAACTCAGTTCTAGGCGATATTGTCCACAACTTGAGCGAGGCTATTGAACAATGCTTGGTATGGTGCGGCGAATTCATGGGCGTTGGTGATTTGGCAGAGTTTGAGATTAACCGCGAATTCTATGACAAGTCCGTTGACCCGCAATTGCTGATGTCAATGGTTACGCTCTTAGACCGGCAGATCATTAGCAATCAAGACATCTTTGACCGACTCAAGGCGGGCGGGATCATCGCCGCTGATCGACAGCTAGAAGACATCAAGGAAGAACTCGGAGAACTGGCCCCGCTAGGCTAACCCATGTCAACCAATGACAAAATAGAAGACGCCGTTACACGCCACCAGGTGTTCATCATGCGTTACTCGCAAGGGCGTGAGCGTTTGGCCGATGACTATGTGGAAAAGCTCATAGAGGCCGTCACAGAGCGTCTAGGGGCGGATATAGCCACAGTCTCACCGGCCAAGCTCGACCAAATCATTGCAGACGTAGCCGAGGAGATAAAAACCCAGTCTGAGGAGTACGAAAGATCGGTTGTCGAGGAGATGCTGGAGTTTATCGGGTATGAATCTGAGTTCAACGTTAACCTCTTAGAGAGCGCCGCCACTGCTGTTGCGGTTACTGCCCCAGCCTTGGCAATCCTACAGGCTGCGATGCTGCTAAGGAGAATGCCGTTAGAACCCGATAGATCGTACACCATAAACGAAGCATTGCAGGAATACTCAGGCAGAAAATCCCGCCAGATAGTGCAGACCATAAGGGACGGCGTAACCCTTGGGCAGACATCTCAGGAAATTACTAGCAATATCAACAACTTAACCAAGTTGCAGCAAAGGCAAGCGGCAACACTTGCTAGAACTGTCACAAACTATGCAAGCGTACAAGCCAGAGAAGTGGTTATGAGGGAGAACCCTGATATAACTAATAGTTATAGATGGGTGGCCACGTTGGACGGTAGAACCTCTTTGATCTGCGCGAGCAGGGATCAGCAGATATTCAAAGAAAGCAACGAAAGCCCAAAGCCTCCAGCTCACTTTAACTGTCGCAGCACCATAGCCCCAATTTTCGAAGAGGACTCACCGGACCAATTTAGAGCCGCTCTAGGGGATTCTGGAGCGCAGCAAGTAAGTAAGAGCACTCGATACGAAACATGGCTTAGGCGGCAATCTAGGGCGTTCCAGACGGAAGTTTTAGGGGTCACCAGAGCTAAACTGTTCCGAGAGGGGCGAATATCAATTGGGCGCTTTGTGGATGCACAAGGGGCAACATTGACGCTCGACCAACTCAGGAAACTGGAACCCATGGTCTTTGAGGACTTGGGTATTTAATACGCCAGAGGCGTACATTGCAAACTAGAGGTGAGCAAATGGAAGCGTTAAAAGACATCGAGCTGGATGATGACGTAAAAGGGAAGATTGCGGAGCAAATTGAGCAAGAGCTGCAATCGAGGTTAGATCAGGAGGTTTCTGGCCTAAAGGCTAAAAATGATGAGCTGATCGCTGAGAAACGGAAAGCCCAAGAGGCGACCGAAGCAGCAAAGACTAGAGCCAAGATGGAAGCAGAGGAGAAGGCTAGGGCTGAGAACGACTACAAGCAATTGTTTGAATCGCAGAAGCAAGAGTCGGACACCCTGCGAAAGACCATCGAAAAGATGAATTCGGACATTTCGAGGTCGAAAATTGACCAAGAAGCCGTAAAAATAGCGTCAGGCTTGACAAAAGACACAAGCCGGGCAAAACTATTGCAACAACAGATTAGCCAGAGGCTAACCCTAGTTGACAATGAGATTCGAGTGGCAGATGAATCGGGGCAATTAACCGTTTCAACACTTGATGACCTCACTAACTCCATCAGGCAGAACTTCCCGTTCTTGGTTGATGGCAGTCAAGCAAATGGCGGCGGGGCCGTCAGAGCGCAAGGCAGAGCTGAAGCGCGATCCAAAGAAATGTCACGAGCTGACTTTGATGCACTACGTCCGGTTGATCAATCGGATTTTATGCGTTCGGGCGGCAAACTTTTTGATGATTAAGGAGGCCAACAATGGCTAACGTATTAACTAACCTTGCTGCTGACATTTATGTCGCGGCTGACGTAGTGGGTCGAGAGCTTGTTGGCTTCATTCCTGCGTCTACCATTAACGCAAACGGATCAGAGCGAGTCGCTAAAGGCGATACCGTTCGAGCATCCTTCACACGAGCGGCGACTGCTGTAGATGTGTCTGAGTCTATGACTGTTCCAGAAGGAACGGATCAGACTGTTGACAACAAAACGCTGTCTATTACCAAGTCTCGCGCAGTACAGATCCCTTACACTGGGGAAGATGTACGGCACTTGAACAACGGTATTGGCTTCGAGACTGTTTACGGCGATCAGATTGCACAAGCAATGCGAACGCTCTGTAACGAAGTAGAGACCGACTTGGCCGTTGAGGCGTACAAGAACGCTTCACGCGCTCACGGTACTGCTGGGACGACTCCGTTCGGCACTAACAACCACGCTATTGCAGAGATGCGAAAGATCTTGGTTGACAACGGTATGCCCGCTGAACAGGATCAAGTCTCATTGATCTTGAGTTCTTCTGCTGGCGCAAACCTCCGCAAGCTCGCTGCATTGCAGGAAGTCAACAAGTCAGGAAACGACACTTTGCTCCGTCAAGGTATCTTGCTTGATCTGTTCGGCATGGGCATTCGTGAGTCTGCACAAATCCAAAGCCATACCAAAGGAACGGCTACTGGGTTGGACTCAAACGGCGGCAACGCTGTTGGTGACTCTGTTATCGCTCTCGACGGCGGTGACGGCGGCTCATTGTTAGCTGGTGACATCGTTACTTTCGCTGGCGACAGCAATAAGTACGTTGTAAACGGCGGCTTTACCGCTGCTGCTGGTAATGCAACTCTCGGGACTCCGGGCTTGCAAGCCGCCTTGGCTAGTGCTGCTGAAATGACTATTGGTGATAACTTCTCTGCCAACATCGCAATGCACCGTAGAGCATTAGAGCTTGCTATTCGCGCTCCTGCTGTACCTGAAGGCGGCGATTTGGCTGATGACTCCCTGATCGTTCAAGACCAACGAAGTGGATTAGTCTTCGAGGTTCGTGTTTATCGCGGATATCGTAAGTCTATGATCGAAGTTGGTGTTGCATGGGGTGTTAAGGCTTGGAAGCCTGACTTCATCGCTACTTTGCTTGGCTAAATACGGCTAACGCTAGATGATTGGGGGCTTCGGCCCCCATGATTCTTACTTGAGGATAGGTAATGGCGCTTATTATCGAAGATGGTTCTGGTGTAGCAAATGCGAACAGCTACGTTACTGCTGCCCAATGGGATGCGTGGGCGACCGCTCGCGGTATATCGCACAGCCACAGCACCAGCAAGATCGAAGAATTCATCCTGACTGCGATGGACTACATCGAGGCTCAGAACTTTTTAGGGCGCAAAGCAACTGATGCTCAACCGTTGCAGTGGCCCAGAACAGAAGTATACATAGACAGCTATTCGGTAAACTCCGATGAGATACCGAATCAACTGAAGAACGCACTTTATGAAGTTACTAGAACGGTTTCTGACGGCAATTTTGCGCTATCTGCTAGAGACAGACAGACCACCCAAGAGAAAATTGGTGAGATCACCGTAACTTACAAGAACAACGCAAGTATGAACAAAGAAACGCCAGCAGTTAGGTCGGCGTTGCGGAAAATTACTAAATCAGTCAACGCGGTATCTAGGGCGTGAGTTTTAATTACACAGCCACGCAATCGACTGCGACTAGCATTTTGACCAAGTTTGGCGAGGATGCAACAGCGACTAGGACGGGCGGCGCTAGTTTTAACCCTACAACCGGGTCTTATACAGGCGGCAGTACGACTACGATTACCGGCAAGGCTGTAAGACTGAACTACAGCAAGTCTGAGATTGACGGCGAGATGGTACAGAGAGACGATGCTAGGATGTACTTCCAAGCTGGCAACGGATCGCCAGAGATAGATGATAACATTCTGTTCGACTCAGAAAATTACAGGGTTATGGATGTCGTTACCATAGCTCCATCAGATACGGATGTGCTCTATGAGCTTCAAATTAGACGTTAAGGCTTGGGCAGACGAGACCGGACAAGATGTCGTTGACGCTAAGAAGGGCGCGGCATTGAAGTTAATAGAGAATGTATTGGCAGACACCCCAATAGACGAAGGTGTCCTGATTAACAACTGGCGAACAGGAATTAACTCCAGGAACGGAAGAAGTCTAAAAGGTGCAGACCCAAGCGGGTCAAGAGCTTTAGGCGAAGCAAAGACTAAGATAAAGAAGGTTGTAGGCGATGAGACTATCGTATTCTCGAACAATCTACCCTATGCGCCAGTGGTTGAATTTGGCTTGTACCCTAATCCACCAAAGAACCCGACAGGAAAGACGATCAATGGCTTTTCTACCCAAGCTCCAAAAGGGATGAGCCGAATAAACGTAGAGAGGATGGTGGTATCTATGAGGAGAGATAGGGAAGGGTTAATAGTAATTGGTAAGCAACCATGAGCACTGTATTCTCTGACGTTAGCGCCTCTTTAGACGCAAGGCTGAATTCTCTGAGCGGGAGCGCCCCGATTGCTTGGCCTAATACTGTATTTAAGCCCATCAAGGGAACTTTATATTTGAGGCCGTCTCTGCTGCCGGTTTCATCTGCCCAAGTTGGGTTAGGGTCTGCTGGACTAGACGAACACACTGGTATTTACCAAGTGGACGTTTACGCCCCATCAGGCAAGGGGAGGAACGAAGCAGAAACAAAAGCGGATTCTGTTGCAGATCACTTTAAGCGAGGCACTGATCTAACTTATAATGGCGTAACAGTTCGTTTAGGCGACACTTCTCGAAACGAGGGGTTAATCGTAGATGACAGGTTTGTTATCTCAGTCTCAATCAACTATTCGGCTCACGTAGCCCCGAGGTAAATAATATGACTATTGCAACAGGCGCTCGGCATGATATGGGTTACATATTAGAGTCGGCTTTTGGAACTACCCCAAGCTCTCCTGCTTTTAAAGCCATTCGGCACACCGGAACAACTTTAGGTCTGTCAAAAGATGCTATTGAGTCCGAAGAATTGCGAGAAGATCGACAAATTGCCCATTATAGACATGGGAACAAGTCGGTTTCTGGCGACATTAATTTTGAGCTTTCCTACGGATCATTCGACGACCTCATTGAAGCTGTCATGTGCGGAACTTGGACCTCTGACGGAGATCCTGAGACTATCGTAACAGGCACAACCTCTCGATCCTTTACTATCGAACGGCATCACGAAGATATCAATAAGTATATTCGTTCAACTGGCTGCTCATTTAACAGCATGAGCTTATCTATTGCGCCTAATTCAATGGTCACAGGGTCTTTTTCGGTTCTGGGCAAAGACCTAACGACCGCTGGAACGGCAATTGCTAACGCAAGTTACCCAGCAGCAACCACCACAGACCCGTTTGACAGCTTCACCGGAGCTATAACTGAAGGCGGATCTAGTATTGCGGTTGTAACGGCTCTTGAATTAAATATCGAAAACGGAATGGAATCGCAATATGTAGTTGGCGATGCAACTACCTTGCAGCCGCCCTTGGCCAAGTCTACGGTTACTGGGTCGATTACTGCTTACTTCGAGAACACTGCGCTTATCGACAAGTTTATTAACGAAACTTCGTCGGCTATTACTTTCACATTGACTGACGCTGCTGGGAATGACTACATTTTCAACCTGCCAAACGTGAAGTACAACTCCGGTAATCCAGAAGTCGGTGGGCCGGGAGCTATTACAGTAACGCTAGATTTTATTGCGTTGTTTAACTCAGGAATCGCCAGCCAGCTACAAATTACGAAAGACGATGCTTAAACAAACCAAGTGAGGGAAGGATGGACATTAATGATTTTTATACAGCGGATGAGCATGAGAAAGGCCGAGAGGTAGCTATAAATAACCCCAGCACTGGCGAGCCGTCAGATGTGGTGTTTATAGTTAGGGGGCCAGACTCAAAGACTTTTAGGAAAGCGATACTAAAGTCTAATCGAGCAAATCTTGAGGTTGACGATGCAGATAGCATGACGAACCTGTTGGTCGCAGTGACGATAGGTTGGAAGGGCTTGAAGCAAGGAAGTGGTAAGGACGCGAAAGACGTTCCTTTCTCTCCTGAAGCAGCTAGAAAGATTTACGATCAATCGCCTGATGTAGCAACTCAGGTTATGACTTTTGTTAGCCAGCGCCAAAATTTTACCAAGGGCTAACTGACGAAATCTTTACGTATGCACAGTGGCAGTTTTGGGCCTCTGGTTACGATAAAGACTCCAACGTTAGCCGTATTGAAAACTTGAGGCAAGTCGAGAAGACACTGGGACGCAAGCCTAAAGAATTGCAAGCCGCGCCTGTTTTACGGGACGAGCTCGCTTACCTTTGGTTGATGTTTGTTCGGTTGAAGAACGCGTCTGGAGAGGCAATAAGCTACACTCATATAAAAGATTATATGTCCATATTTGGGGAGCTAACGCTTTTTGAGATAGAAACAATCGTCGAATTAGACCAAGCCCAAAGGGTAGAGGCAAATAAAAATGGCTGACGCAAATTTAGACATAAGAGTCACCTCTAAGGGTATCAAAGAAGCACATCTCGCGCTTCAGAAGCTAGGCATCAATGCGGACAAAGCCGAAGACGCGGTTAGGCAGTACAAAGACGAAACCAAGAAAAGCACTACCGCTCAGAAGCAGTACGCAACCCAGCAGGCCAAAACTAACGTAGCAGTTAGCCAAGCAGCCAAAGTTCACAAAGAGGCTAGAGGCGGCTTTCGCGCAATGCGAGGAGCTACTCAGCAAGTATCCTTTCAGCTTCAAGATATCGCAGTCCAGGCTCAATCAGGAACCGCTGGTTTAACTATTTTGGCCCAACAGGGGCCGCAGCTTCTTTCAGTGTTTGGCCCCGCCGGTGCCGTTGCTGGTGCTTTTGTTGCCTTTGGCGCATTGATTGCCGGTGTGCTGTTGCCCGGCTTAATGGATAGCGAAGAAAAGGTTGACAACTTAGGTGAAGCTCTCGACCGCTTGAAAGCGGCAACAGACAGAACAAAAGGCGGCGTTCTAGCTCTTAGTCAAGAATTTGCCACTTTAGCGAGAGAGTCAGGCGCACTAGCAGAGCTTGAGCTGGCTTTAGATGCAAGCAAGATCGAGAAAGGGCTTGATCAGGCAATAGAAAAGATTGAAGAAGGTTTTAACTTTCCTTTAGAAATACAGTCAAGGTTATTCCAAGACTATCAAGACAAGATCAACGGGGTAAGCAAGTCTGTCAATGACTTCAGCACTATAAGCCTTGCGGGAAGTAAAAAAATAAGTGCGTTTGGTAGAAGTATAGGCTTAACAGCTCGGGAAGCTAGTGATCTTGGTTTAGCTTTTGGCAAGTTTAAGGAGCAAAGGACTCCTGAGCTATTTGACGAATTACAAGCAACATTCAAGAGGTTGAGAGGGGAAACCACAAATACAGAGGCTTACGACAAACTAGCAGATATTTTTGTCAATCAAGCAAGGAGTATCCGGGCAGGGACTAAAGCCTTAGAGGATAACGCAGCCGTTACGGCGATGATACAAGAAGGAACTTTAAAGACCGTATCTCAACTTGAGGCTGAAGAAAAAGCAAGGAAGAACCTTTCTGCTGCTGCACAAGCAGAGCTCGACGCTAGAGACAAGTTGGCTAATCAAAATCGAAAGGGCTTGACTGCCACTTTAGATAGAGAAGTTAAAGAGACAGAAAACGCGGAAAGGGAAAAAGCTGAGTTAGTAGAGCGAACTCAAAAAATATTATCCACCTTGTACAGCGAGACCAGCCCTGCTGTGTTGTCCTTTGCACGACAGCAGCAGACCATTCTAGCTATATTAAAAGAATCCCACGCAAAAGGTGCGATGGAAGAAGAAGCGTTTATTGCAGCCAAAAAACGAATTAGAGAAGATTACGTTGCTTTTGTGCAAGAGCAAGAGGAAAAAGCAGAGCTAATAGAGGCTCAGAGACAGGCTAGGGAATTGCAGAGAGCAGCAGATCTGGCTTATGAGAAGATGTCTCTTGTAGAGAAGTGGATGCTTAGTACGCAGGAGGCTATCAAGAATGTAGACGCCATGTACATGATGATGGCGGTAAACCTAGAGTCCAGTATAGCAACCGCTTTTGAGGGAATACTTACAGGCACCATGACCGTTAAGGAAGCCTTCGTAGACTTCACAAAAAGTATGCTGCAATCATTCTTGACCATGATCGCTCAAATGGCGGCAAAGCGGTTGGCCTTGTTCGCTGTCGAAAAGCTAATTGGCAAGACTACAGCAGCAAGTGCCGCAACTTATATGGGGCTAAATGCAGCAGCAATGAGTATGCAAGCCGGGCTAAATGCTTTTGCTAGTACAGCCGCGATCCCAGTCGTAGGCCCAGCAGCAGCACCCGCAGCGATGGCAACTGCAATAGGTATTACTGCTCCGTTAGCATCAGCGGTATCAGCCTTGAGCACCTCAGCGGCGGCGGCAAGAGCAACTGGCGGTCAGGTTAGAGGCGGGCAATCATACTTAGTCGGTGAGCGAGGCCCAGAGCTGTTGACTATGGGAGGCTCAGGTCGTATATCGAGCAACGATCAACTCAAGAATGCAGTTGGAGGAGGCGGGGGCATAACGATTGTAAATAACGTAGACGCTAGAGGTGCGGATGCGAGCGTAGATGTTAAGATAAGAAAGGCAATGCAAGAGACAGCGGCCACCACTATCGAAACAATACGCGACTTATCAAGAAGGCGTAGATTTATATGAGCACTTTCGCATTTGCAACAGATGTTCCAAACGTATTGCCCAGCACATCGGCTTGGGAGCTAGTAAGCAACTCTAGGATGTTCCGTAGCCCGTTGACCAATGCCATACAAACAGCGGCGAGAAAAGGTTCGCACTGGAAAATATCTTTATCTTTCGATAATTTGTCGGGTGAAGATCGAGCAAATTTACAGGCATTTCTTACTAAGCTGGAAGGTCAAGAACATAGATTTAGTATCATAGACCATTCCTTTGTTCGCAGGGGTTCTGGTGCCGATACCGGGCTAGTGACGGCTGCAAGTTCAGGAAATACTTTAAATTTTACGCGGTCTGCGACTAGCTCTATTAGCATAAACAAAGGCGACTACATAAGCGCAAACGGGCAGTTGTTTATGTGTACAACTGCAATGGCCGCGACTACGGCGACTTCGGGGCTTAGTGTAGGCGTTTCTCCAGCGGTAAGGAATTCATCAGTTGGAGCGGCGGTGGATTTAGACACCCCTTCAGGCGTTTTTATGCTGACTTCGAGCGCAAGCTGGGACACCAAGCCGGGGTTATTTTCTAGCTTCAGTATTGACGCAATAGAGGATGTCTTAGCAACATGAGCAGAGATTTAGCCAGCAACACGGCAATAAAATACGCATCAACGAATGTATTTCCGATTACATTTGTGAAGCTGGAATTTTTACCGACTACCGCCCAGCCTACTGCCGGTGTCGGTACTATTAGACTACACAACGGACTGGGGACTTACACTTGGGATGATGGGTCTGGGAGTCAGAGCTGGCTTGGGACGGGCGATTTAGGACAGATAAGCAAGATACAAGAAGGCGAAGAAGTCAGCCCTTATGGCATCCAGCTAACCCTTTCGGGCTTAGATCCTGACTTGGTTGGAGAGGCTATTAAAGAAACCTACTATCAGCGGCCAGTGACCTTGTATGTTGGCGCGTTAAACGATAGCGACCAGCTAGTAGCAACGCCTGACGTAATGTGGACCGGGTTTATGGACCTAATGTCGGCAAGCGTTGGAGCTGAAGGTGGAGATTCGCTCGTATTGAATTGTGAGAGCGAGCTTGCCATGTTTGAGCGATCTCGCAATTTGTTGTTCACAAACTCATCTCAGCAAGTCATTAGTAGTGGCGACACATTCTTCAATCAACTTCAAGATATGGAAGACCTTACTTTGTCCTGGGGAAATAAAGGCTCTCGAATTGCAGGGAGAACTCCGGGATTTGATAGCGCACCTTTTGACGATATTGATTTAGAAAACCTAGACCTAAATAGCAAGTAATGAATATTGTTGCCAACAAACTTTTATCTTCCCTAAACTCTTGGGAGAAAGGCGATTTTGAATACGGCACAACCGATTGCTGCCAATTTGCTTCCCATGTTGTCAAAGAGATAACCGGCGAAGATCACGCATCTAAGTTTGAGTATGGATCAGAAGCAGAAGCTCAAAGAATTATAGAAGAACACAACGGGTTAGTGGGCTTGATATCAAGTCTACTTGGAGAGCCTAAAAAGGCGGAGAAAGATGGGGATGTTTGCGTTTTATTTATCCCGTCTATTGGCGAGCTGTTAGGCGTTCGGTACAACGGCAATGTGGTTTGCATAACCGAGAAAGGCTTAAAGGCTGTTGAATATAAATATGTAATAGCGGAGTGGGCGATATGCCACCAGTAATAGCTGCCATACAAGCAATAGGTGCTTTAATTCCCGGAATAGCGGCGGCAACAACAGCGGCTACCGTGGCTGGGACTTTGATAATAGCAAGTGCCGCTATGGCTATTAGATCTTTAATACCCAAAGTAGACATGGGCGTTGTTGATACTGACCGATCAAGACAGACCACAGTACGAAGCACCATTGAGCCTAGAAAGTTAGTTTACGGCGAGACAATGATCAGTGGTGTGGTTTCTTTCGCGCAAGTCGATGGGGCTAACAACAAGAATCTGCATCAAGTTATTGCTATTGCTGGTCACAAATTAACCTCTATAGATAAGATATTTTTTGATGATTACTCAATTGACCTGTCGACGCAAGTTGACGGCAATGGTGACGTTACTTCTGGCAAGTTTGCAAAGAAGACAAACGAGTCTGGCACTCTTGAGACGATGGTTCATATCGAAACGCGAGACGGGTCTTTGTCTCAAACAGCATATTCCAATTTAGTTACCGCGTTTGCTGGCACTGGGGCTAATTCAGGGAAAGGATACGAGACTACTCATAAAGGCAATAGTGTAGCAAGTATTTACACGAGATGGACCATCCACGAGGGTTCGGCGGAGACTTGGGACGAAGTTGGCGGCATCCAAAACATTAAGGCAGTAGTCAAAGGGAAGGCTGTTTATGACCCTCGATTGGATGTAGCGGCGGGCAATGATGCTGGCGACAACCCTACTACAGCAGCTTATATAAAATATTCAGACGGAGCTACAACGGCGACGCATCAAAGAGACTTGCAAGGGCAGAACCCAGCCTTGATGCTTGCTGATTACTTAATGGATTCTACGTTTGGGCTTGGGCTTCCTGCAAGCAAGATAGATTGGCCTGCGGTTGTTACTGCGGCAGATGCTTGTGACTTCTTAGTTCCCATCCCAGTCAGTCAGACTCAAAAACGCTTCTTTGGGTCTGGGGTCATCTTTGGGTCAGATAATCACCGAAAGTCTATCTCTAAAATACTTAGTGGGATGAACGGCGACCTGATTTACTCTCAGGGCAAATACATTATTAAGGCAGGAGTCCATCAAGCCGCAACTGCTGATCTTGCATTTACTGAAGACGATATCGCTGGTGAATTTACGGTCAAGACTTCAATCCCTAGAGCAGACCGATTCAACACGATTAAGGGCATGTTTATAGACCCAGAATCAAACTACAAGATGACTGAGTTTTCGCCTAGAACGGTTTCAGGAGCTGTAGCTAGAGACAATGGCGAGGTCTTAGAAGAAGAAATTAAGCTAACGTTTACGTCCGACAGGTACGTTGCACAAAGGCTGGCAATTAAAAAGGTCAATCAATCGTTCTTGCAGACTACTTTAAGTTTGCCTGTCAACCTAAAAGGTATGAAGGTCGCAGTTGGTGATCGCATTACGCTTGCGCTGAATGACTTCGCTACGATTGACGCTGATTGGAATCCAAGCAAAGAGTTTAAAGTTGTTGGCTGGTCGTTTTCTGAAAGTGGGAATGGCGCGATCGACCTCAGCCTTATCGAAGATGATTCCGCACGATACGCTGACCCAGCAGAGGGCGAATACAACCAGATATCTAACACTGGCGTTATCACTACTTCCCTAGCTGACGTTCCACTCCCTACTGGATTTACCGCAACGGCTGGATACAACTCGGTTAATCTTGCTTGGACAAATCCAACTAACACTGGCGCTTGGGAGCAGATTTGGATTTATGCGAGCGATACGGCAACGCCTCCAGCAACGCCAATCGAGAAGTTCAGAGGAACCAGCTTTACGCATCAAATCGCTGGCGGGACGGCTAAGTATTATTGGATTCAGGCAGTAAAGTATCCTTTGGGCGCAACTCCTGCGGCTGGAGCTACCAATACCGCCAAATCCGCATTAGTCCCGTTTGGTTCGCCTACAGCAGTCACTGCATTAAAGATTGCCAACGCAGTAATGGCTTCAGACTCAATAGACACTGCTCAGATTATAGATGACGCAGTTGGGTCTGACCAAATAGCCACAACACTTCAATCCGATAACTACAGCCTACAGAATCAAACCGGCTGGGAAATAACCAAGTCAGGAGATGCCACTTTTAACAACGCGGTAGTGCGCGGCAACATAAGCGCCACTACTGGTAGTGTCGGCGGATTTACAATCAGCTCTACCGACTTAATCGCTGGTGACGGCGCAACAAGGGTCTCGTTATCGACAGATGACGGAATTAGTCTAGGCAATAACACTTTTGCAAACGCGCCTTTTAGGGTAACAAGAGCTGGCGCATTAACCGCAACAGATGCAACGATAACCGGCGCAATCACAGCCACATCAGGAACATTTACCGGAACTGTAAACGCATCCGCTGGGGAGTTTACTGGAAGCGTTAGCATAGGCAGCACAGGTGCCATTTACGGCGGCACGATGAACGAGTTTTTAAAGGCTAACACTTCAGGCTTCTTTTTAGGTTACGACACGGACGCATACAAACTATCGGTTGGTAATTCTTCTGGCGAAGTTTTGACTTGGGACGGGTCTAAGCTAAATGTAGATGCCAACACTGTCAGCTTCTCTACGGGCGGCGAGCAAGACTACTCATCAGAATCTAGGTATACCACCAGTCAGAAAAGCGCGACTGTTGTTCTAGCAAATAACTCTAGCTATTTCTTGTTTGACAACAGAAGGCAAGATCTAGCCTTTCCTGATTTTATTGTTAGCTATTACTTAGGGCCCTTAACGTCAGGAACGCAATCTAGTCAAGCAAATGCCAGAAACGGCATCATGGATAGCATAAAGGTAGAGCTTTTTTATGCTGACGCCTCTACTGGAAGTCCTGGCGCTTGGACATCATTTAGAAGTATTACTGCTGGAAGCTGGTATACAGATACTGGCCAAGGGGCGATGTTTAGCAACTTCAGAGTCAAAGATAGCGGAGCTTACGTTGCTTCGCTAGATACCAGAAATGGGATCTTAGATGACTATCCTACAATAGCCCCGTTTGGGAATGATTTAGACGGGACTTCAGTGCCGGTCGGATTAGTTGATAACGACTATTTTATTAACATACCAATTAGCAAAAACACCTTTGTCTTTCCGAAGGGTAGGTATTTTATAAAAGCGGTTATAACGGTAACAAACGGATCTCTTAGCCCGTACCCTGCAACTGGATCTCCGACTGCTACAGAGAGACGGGTGTCTATACCTAATGCGTCGTCTTTTGTTCATCCTGATTTTGGACAATCTGTGTTCGTTGGTGGAGCACACACCACAATCTTCACAGACAACGACAGAGACAACGAAACCCTAATTAAAGGCGGATCTGTTTATCTGATGTCCAAGGAAGGGGCTAACGCAGACGATCAGGACTCTACAGCTATATTTTTCGGAGGCAGAGGGACAACAGGCGGCACTCCAAACGCAGCTTATGGACCGCTTCATGGCCTTTACTTCTTTAACGATAGAGATTCCATAGGTTCTGGAAGCGGGATACTGGGCAGCATAGGAAGCCCACAATTCTCAATGTACGTTCCTTATGACGGGAGCAAGCTAACATTTGGTGGTGATGTTAACTTTACTGACGGGCTATACATTAATGGCGTAGCAGTAAACGCGGGAGCAGTAACAGGCCCAGCGGGATCTGATACTCAGGTGCAGTTTAATAATAGCGGATCTCTGGGCGCATCGTCTGACTTCACTTTCAATGATTCCACAGATACTTTAACGGTTAAAAACCTAACGGTGAGCGGCACCACTGCAAACATCAGCGGAGACATAAACCTAAAAGCAGCAAATAGCGATGTAGGTATCAATTGGGTTGACTCTGACGATTCGGTGAGAGCGTGGAGTATGTACGCTAATCCAAATCAGCCTTCTACTTTATTCATAGACTATAATCCAGATGGCGCTGGCACCCAACCTGGATGGGCTTTCACTAACAACGGCAATTTCCTAGCCTCTGGATCTGTATATGCTGACGGCGCAGCGTCAAATTCTACGCAGTGGAAAACCGGATATGACTATTCGCAGATAGGTCACTTGCCTTTGACTGGCGGGACTATCAGCCAGAATCTAACGATCACTGGCAACCTTACAGTCAACGGCACCACAACGACCGTAAATACTGACAATCTTACGGTCAAAGACCCCAACATAACCCTTAACTATTCCACGGGCGACTCATCCAGCACCGCGAATAATAGTGGAATCACTATCCAAGACGCAGTGAATAGTACGACAGATGCCTCGCTCCTATGGAAGACTGCGAGCGATACGTTTGAGTTTAGCCACGGCGCTAATATCCCAAAGACTTACGTTAATGCAACAGATGAAGATGCTGTATCTGGAACTTGGGCTAACGCCTCATCTTCCGTTAGCTGGGGTAGCATAAAATTTGGCGCTGGCTACGCTTATACCGACACCGTTGGGGGTTATAAGCAATTTAACATCCCGACAGGCGCGGACACTTGCTATATGTCTCAGCTCAAGTGGAGCAGTGGCGGTTACGTTGATGTTCATGCGGTACAAGCTGACGGAGATTTGGTATTTCTTGGCAGGATAGGGACAGGCCAGGCCGTAGAAAATAGCAATCACGGCAACTCGCAGGAGCATGACGCGCAAGCAATTGACAAGATAGGCTCTGGGCTTGATGCGTTTTCTGCGATCCGAATTACTAACAAGCGCGGGCGTTTCCATTTTACTGGATTGGCCTTCTCAACGCAGCAATTAGACAACTTTAATGGAGGCATGATCGCGGCTGAAATGCTGCATTCCGGTGTGCTCTCCAATGTGACAAACACCAATTGGGACGCTGCTTACAGCTATTCACAGGTTGGCCATTTGCCTCTGGCTGGCGGAACGCTCACAGGCGCAGTCACGAGTACTGGTAACGGGAGCTTTGCCCTATTACAAGGAACCGGAATTGGTGTAGACAACACCTCGCAAACCAGTAAGCAAGGTATTTCTCTTTACTCTGGATCAGGCGGTTCAACGAACCCAACCTACGGCATGATGTTTAGTGGGACGGCTGGATCAGGCACTCATGGTTCGGTTACTGGCGACTGGGCTACTTATTTCACAATGAATAGCTCCTCAACTAGAGGATGGATATTTAGGGACCAGTCAACACCGGCAAATGTAGCTTCTATCTCCGCAGCAGGTAATGCGTCATTTAGCGGCACCGTCACCTCGGCTGGAGCGATAATTGCTAACGGCAATAGCATAAAAATGGCTGGTACTAATGCTAGGGTAAAATATGCAGTGTGGGACGGCGGTCCTGTCTATGGCATAGGTATGGGGTCTAGTTACGACTTTGGCGCTCTCAATGACGATTACGCTATGTCGTTTCAAATGAATAGCGATAACGATAGAGGCTTTTGGTGGGGTGATGAGGATCATACAAATGCTCAAGGCGCAATGGCCCTTACAACTGATGGCTACCTTACTGTAGCGAGCGGAATGCGTCTTGGTTTTGGACAAAGCGATACAACTCACCCTATTGGCGGATTGCAAGTCTTAGGTAAAATTTTTGGGCATAGCGGTCAAGTTTGGAGCGCCACAACTCAGGGCCTAGACACTGGGAGTATTCACTTAGACCCAAATACCACAACCAACGATGCTGGTTCTGCAATTACATTTGGGGCAAGCGATGCATCAAATGGCACTAATGCACAAGCAGGCATCTATATTCGGTCTGATGGCGCTTACGGCACCAAAATATATCTTAGTACAACTGACAGCTATGCGACGGGATCAAAAACTGCATTATCGCTAGACGCCGCAGGGAATGTTTCTCTGGCGCGAGGCAGTTTGCAGATGGCAGGGGTTCAGCTCGTAGACCAAAGCAGAAACTTGACGGCTGTACAGGGAAATTTTTCTAGTACGCTTCAAGTAGGAGGCGGGGCCACGCAGAATCCGTACAACGCAACCGCATCAACAAGGCTGCTGTTTGGCGGTGGGAATGATGCTGACAATTATCACATCGGCACCAGCATGGAGAATTTTGGAGGGAATTATACAAAGCTGGATTTTCGGTGGCACACCGGCATTCGCATGGGCGCGCAGGGCTTATATGGAGGAATTCGTTTTTACAACAACGAAGACCTAACAAGCAAGCTAATGTCTATTGGGGAAGGTTCCGGTAATACTGACGTTAAAGTTTACAACAACCTTCATTTAAGCGCGGCGACAACTACGGCATCAGGAATAGCGGGGGCGAGGGTCATAGATATTTACGGCTCGTCTTCACAGCATGGGTCGGTGATAGTTGAAGGCAATGTCGGTGCTTCGTTTGTAGCGATGAACTCAGGTTTAAGTGCCACTAACTTGCCAAGCCTGTATTTTAGCAACGGTTTGCGATTTGCAACGGCAACAAGCAAAACGACAGCCGGTTTTACCGAGAAGTTAAGAATTAACGCTGACGGAGTAAGGCCGACTTTCCTAATACGCGCCGCTTCTAATATGGGCCATTTGGTCGGCAGTTATAATAACGTAGGCGCAAACGGAAGCCACACCAACCCTATTTATACAATTGGTTCAAGCTATAACCCAACCCTAACTGATTTAATAAGTATGTACGGCATTGGCT